TAAAAACCTTATTACTAAAATTAGGGTAATGAATCAATATTTACCTAGTTGGTTAAAACAAACAACAGTTGAAGATAATAAACTTTCCCTAAGATACTCAAATGGTTCACAGGCAAAAGCAACTTCTGCAGCAGGAGATGCTGGTCGTTCTGAAGCCCTATCTTTATTAGTATTTGATGAGGCAGCATTCATTGATAATATTGAAGAAATTTGGATATCTGCACAATCTACTTTATCAACGGGTGGTAATGCAATTATTCTTTCTACACCTAATGGTGTGGGTAATTTCTTTCATAGAACATGGGTAGGTGCGGAAGACGGAACTAATGGTTTCAATACAGTCCGATTACATTGGACGGTTCACCCTGAAAGAAATCAAACATGGAGAGATGAACAGGAAGTACTTTTAGGAGCAAAGGGTGCAGCACAGGAATGTGATTGTGATTTCGTATCATCTGGTGATAGTGTAATAGACCCACAACTTTTAATGTTCTATAAAGAATCTTTTGTACAAGAACCATTAGAAAAAACAGGGTTTGATGGAAATCTTTGGAAATGGGAATATCCTGATTATCAAAAATCATATATGGTTGTTGCGGACGTTGCACGTGGAGATTCTACGGATTATTCCGCAGCACAAGTAATTGATATTGTTAATTCGGTACAAGTAGCAGAATATAAAGGAAAATTAGATACAAAAGATTTTGGAAATTTCTTAGTTTCCTTAGCAACTGATTATAACGAAGCACTTTTAGTAATAGAGAATGCAAATATTGGTTGGGCCGTTATTCAACAGGTAATTGATAGGGGATATAAAAACTTATTCTATATGAGTAAGGATTTAAAGTATGTAGACGTTGAACATCAGATGCATAATAAGTTTAGGGCAGAAGAAAGAGGTATGGTTGCAGGTTTCTCAACTACATCTAAGACACGACCCCTAATTATTTCAAAGTTAGATGATTACTTCAGAGAGAAATCTATCACCATACGTTCTAATAGATTGATAGAGGAGCTTTTTACCTTTATATGGAACAATAATCGTGCGGAAGCAATGAGGGGATATAACGATGACTTAGTAATGGCGTTATCGATTGCTCTATGGGTTAGAGATACTGCATTGAGATTAAGACAAGAAGGAATTGATTTAACTATTAAATCATTAGGTGGAATTCAACAACAAACCTATGAATCTGGGTTCTATGGTGGTAGTTCTGTGGATGATAACCCATGGGCAATGCGAGTTGGTAATCAAGACGAAGATTTGACTTGGTTGATTAAATAAAAAAATCAACATATTTATAGTGTATAACAAAATGCACTATTAAATAATATAATTTTAATATAAAAAATAAAATATGGCAGATACTACATTTTTCAATCGGTTAAAAAAACTTTTCTCAACAAAGGCAGTTGTTACTGTCGATGCTAGTGGAAAACGAAAGGTTTTTGATGCTGATGAAAAACAACAAACAAACTTATCTTCATTAAAAGATAGGTATACAAAAATACAAAAATCTTTTTACGAACAAGCGGGTGGTGCACAATCAATGGCATACGCTCAAGTTCGTAGAGAAGTATTTAGAGATTTTGATGCAATGGACCAAGACCCAATTATAGCATCTGCATTAGATATTTACGCTGATGAATCTACACTTAAAAATGAATTTGGTGATATACTAACAATACGTTCAGATAATCAAAGAGTACAAGAATTATTAGAAAACCTTTTCTATGATATTCTTAATGTTGAATTTAATTTATGGCCGTGGACACGTAATATGTGTAAATATGGTGATTTCTTTTTAGGACTTGAGATTGCTGAAGGTAAAGGTATAGTAAACGTTACTCCACACTCACAATACAATACTGAAAGAATAGAAGGACATGACCCTGAGAATACTTCACTTGTTAAATTCAAAGTACAAGAAGACCCAATTGGTAAAGTAGAGTATGATAACTTTGAAATGGCACATTTCCGTTTATTATCAGATACAAACTGGTTACCTTATGGTAAATCAATGATTGAGAATGGTAGAAGGTTATGGAAACAATTAAGTTTAATGGAAGATGCGATGTTAATCCATCGTATTATGAGAGCACCTGAAAAAAGAGTGTTCAAAATTGATATTGGTAATATTCCACCAACCGAAGTTGATAACTACATGCAAAAGATTATCAATAAGATGAAAAAAGTTCCATTCTTAGATAAGACTAGTGGTGATTATAATTTAAAATACAATATGCAAAATCTTACGGAAGATTTTTATCTACCGGTAAGAGGTGGTGATAGTGGAACTGCTATTGAAAACTTAGCAGGATTAGAATACGCTTCGATTGAAGATATTGATTACTTAAAAGCTAAATTATTTGCTGCATTAAAAATTCCTAAAGCATATTTGGGATATGATGAAAATGTAAATGGTAAAGCAACCCTAGCAGCAGAAGATGTTCGTTTTGCAAGAACAATCGAAAGAATCCAAAGAACAATTACTTCAGAATTATCTAAAATAGCAGTTATCCACTTATATGGTAATGGTATTCAAGATTCTGAAATGACTAATTTTGAAATCGGATTAGTAAACCCATCTACAATCTACGAACAAGAGAAAGTAAACTTATGGAGTGAGAAAATTCGTTTAGCAACTGATATGCAAAGTTTAAAAATGTTATCTAAAGATTGGATATATGAAAATATATTTAAATTATCAGAAACAGAACAAACTGAACAAAGAGGTAAAGTAGTTGAGGATTTAAAGGATACATTCCGTTATAACTCAATAGAAAACGATGGTAATGACCCTGCAAACCCCCCACAACAAAACGATGTTGAAGAAAGTTTAGAAAATCTTAAAACAGAATTGAAGGATAAAGGTGGTAGACCTCGCGAAGGTAATACTTATGGTAAAGACAAACATCCTTATGGAAGAGACCCATTGGGTGATGATGAGAGAACTTCAAAGAGAAGTAGAACATCTGAAACAAAAGCAATGAATTACATCAATGGGATTTCATCAAAAAAGAAATATTTACACGAAACGAAAGATATGTTAGATGAAACTAATATTATCGATGATACGGAAAATTAATCTAACTTCTAATTTTTTATATTTATATATAGAAATTTGAGTCTATCAAAATAAGGATTTAAAAACAATGAAAAAAATTAAACATTCGAAATTTAAAAATACTGGGTTTTTATTCGAACTCTTAACTCGTCAAATCACGTTGGAGATTTTAAATAATGCTCCAGTTGAAAAGGCTAAAAAAATAGTACAAGAATTTTTTGGTGGTAAAACCGAATTAGCAAAGGAATTACGTTTATTCAATTTACTTACAACTGAAAAATATAATTCAGAAAGTAAAGCAGAAAAATTTATTGATGCTATTATCGAAACTCGTACTAAATTAGATGAAACTAAATTATTAAGAGAAAAGTATAATTTAGTAAAGGCTATTAAAGAAAATTTCGATATTGAAGAATTCGTTGCATCTCCTGTTGCTAATTATAGAGTATTGGCATCGGTTCATAAGATTTTTGAAGCAAAGATTCAAGATGTAACAAATGTTAAAGATGTGTTTGATGCTAAGATTACATTAGTAGAACATGTATCTACAAATACAGCATCTATTAAGAAGATTGAAGATAAATTAATGGAAACATACAAAACTCAAGAAAAAGATTTGAGATTGTTGACATATAAAATCCTAGTTGAAACATTTAATACCAAATATACTAACTTAAACGATGACCAAAAGGGTCTTTTAAGAGAATTTATTAATAATGTTAATAATACATCTAAATTTGGTGAATACTACGATACACAATTAAAGAAAGTAGTAACAGAACTTCATAAATTACATTCCGAAGTTAATGATAAAATCACAAAAATTAAATTAAAAGAAACTATCAATGTTTTAAAAACACAAAAGATAGGAAAGAAAATTACAGATGAACAAGTTTCAGCTTTGATGATATCATACGAATTAATAAAGGAAATAACCAATGTCAGAAAAAAATATTAAATCTTTTATAGAAGAACTTATTGACGAAGTTGAAAAAGAGTTAGAAGAAGCCAATGTGACAGGTAATGTCGATGGTTATGATACTCCTTTTGCTTTTTCTGATAAAAATTCTGATAAAAAAAGAAAAAAAACTGCAACACAATTTGGATACACATTAGTAAATAATGATATTAACAATATTGATGAATCTATAAACGAAGATACTAAACGTGTAAACATATTAGGTATAGATTTCAATATAAGTGAAATGAATGGAAGAATATTCTTTTCTTTTATAGATAAAAAAGCAGCAAGTCTTAAAATTAGAGAAATTGGAACTAATAAAATAGTAAATCTTATACAAAAAAGTTTAGATAATGCATATGGTAAAGGTGAGTTTTTCTTTAAAGGTGGAGACCATGCAGAATTTCAAAATGGATATTTATTTCAAAGAAATGCAACTAACATAAAACTTAATAAACTTAAATTTGAATCAGTAAACGAAGCATCATTACAAAAAGGTAAAACTTATGGTGGAAGTAAATGTGAAGGCGGATGTTTTATTGGTAAACAAGGTTTAATGAAAATAATTAAAATATCTAAGGAATCTCCTAAAGATGTTTTTATGTTTAGAGATGATAACTACTCTGGATTACAACCGCATTTTATTAAAGATGGTGTAATTGCTAAAGCAACAGTTATTAATCCGGCTTATGATTTGGAAAAACATAAAGTAAGTAATTTAAAAATAGGTAACGATGTAATTCTTTCAGTAAGATTATTTGTATCAACAAACGAATCGGTAAACGAAGTAGCATCAGTATCACAGGTTCGTTCAACGATTGAGAAAGTTAAGAAAGAACTTATTCAAAAATGGAGACAAAAAGGCGGATATGAAAACTTTGGTGAAAAAGAAGGTAGAATGTTGAGTGATAAATTTAATGCAAATCCATATGGTTCTTCTGATGAAAGACGTATCCATTCAATGATACAAGATTTTGAAAATTGGGCAATGAATTATGATGGTAGAAGTGAATCGGTAAATGAAGAAGAAATTAAATGGAATGCAGTTGAAAACGCAATCATTAACTTTCTAAAAATGAATACAAAGATTTTAGATAAAAGAGTTAAAGATAGAGATAC